GCCTTGGGCGGATACTATGAAGGTATTGTTGAGCTTACGGATAAGTTTTCCGAGGTTTACTTTGGCAGGAATGGTCGTATCGATATTATCATTCCTGAATCTAAAGCGACATCTTCGGTAGAGCATATGAAGACAATGCAAGCAACGCTTGATGCTGAGAGGGATAACTATTCTTCTGAACTTCAGAACATTGTTGATGAAATGCTTTCTCTTGTAAATAAAACCCTGTATCTTTTAACATTAGTATAATGGCAAAAATTAGTACATACCCATTAGATGGCAGTCCGAGTCTTGGCGATAAGCTTATAGGAACGGATGTAAATGATAGCAATGCTACGAAGAATCTGACCATTGGTCAGATATTGTCTGTTCCAGGATCGGCGACATATGTGCCATATACTGGGGCTACCGGGAATGTAGATCTTGGATCAAATACTATAACCGCTAATGCTTTGATTAAAGTGGGCGGCTTGTCTACTCAGTTCTTAAAAGCTGATGGATCGGTTGATTCAAATACTTACTTGACCACATCAACTGCAGCAGCAACATACGTTCCATATACTGGAGCGAATGCGAATGTAGATCTTGGTGCATTTGATATTGAGTCTACGGATGTAACGGTTAATGGTACTTTGTATGCAGATTCTATTCAGGCTATTGGTACTAGTCTTACCACATACGACAATACTGCACAAGGGTTTGGATTGCTTGTAAACTATGGCACTAATAGGGTGAGGCTAGGAGATTATAGTGGTTTGTATTTGGGAACAGAGTTAGATATTGATGATGTCAATCAGTGGATAACTATAGGTGGAGCGCTTAGAGTTTCTGGTAGTGTTGGTAACTCTGGAGATGTACTTGTTAGTCAAGGTTCAAGTGTGGCTCCGCAATGGGTATCTGCATCTACATTACACCCAACATTAGATCAGGTTTTAACTGCAGGTAATACAGCAACAAATAAGGATTTAGTAATTAATACATCCACTCCTGGAGTAGGTAGTGTAACTCTTGATGGGACTGGTCTAGCTGCTGTTAGGGTTAGTGGTACTCTTGGATTAGATCCTACTGAAAGTATTTTATCAGGAGGTATTTTGGAGTTATACAATAATACAACAGGGGATTATTCCGGTTTTTATCCAAATTTAATTGAATTCAATAGCAATACAGGTATAATACAATTAGCAGCTCCCGCTGGTTTAACCAACAATACTCTTACGCTTCCTCTTAATAATGGTACTCTTGCAGTTTCAGTAAATGGTGTTTTAGCTGATTCAGCAGGAGATATATCATTGTTTAAATGTTATACAGCTTTATTAACTCAATCTGGTACAAGCGCTCCAACAGCTAATGTATTTTCAAATACATTAGGAGTTGCTGTTACATTTACATATAATGCAACTGGATATTATACAATAAATTTTTCGGCAACGGTAGATAGCGCTAAAGTTTGGATTAGTATTACGCAAAATAATAATAGCGATAGCGGTATTATTTTATATGATTTAGATAATGTAAATAGTAATCCTATTAATCAGATATCATTATATACATTTTCCTTTAATGTCTCACCATCCATTGCACTTAGTGATAATGTTCTATATGGCACATCCATAGAAATAAGAGTTTATCCATAATGAATGACATCAGGAAAATATCAATTGGCCCCGACTATAAAAACGGGGCCATGCATTATATAGTTGGGCAATCTGTGCTCAGCGATACGCACATCATACATCTGATAAAGTATGATGAGCAGAAGGGTTCATTTAAGATATACATAGAGAGTAATAACGAGGTTTACTTATGGAAGGAGTTTACCTCAACTATACCTGTATCAGTCGAATATAATATAAACTTCTAATGCAATCTCCGTTTAACTTCATAGTGAAGCCAGTTAACGGAAAGCGATACGACAACACAAAGAAGATCGGAGACATAGATCTTATTGTGAGCACATCAGAGGAGGATTATAGGTTCTCCAATAGGTATGCAGAGGTTGTAGCTGTTCCGCTTTATTACGATGGCGAAATCGTTCCTGGCGACATATTGCTGGTTCATCACAACGTCTTCAAGTATTACAACGACATGAAGGGTAGGCAGAAAAGTAGCTGGAATTATTTCCAGGATGATCTGTTCTTTGTGGATGAGGAGCAGTTCTTCTTATATCAGCATGACGGGAAGTGGAAGTCTCATGGAAGATTTTGTTTTGTGAAGCCTATTGCTACCAAGCAGTCAGATATATACAAGCCGGTAAAGGAAGAACCTCTTATGGGGACCATAAGGTTTACCAATAGCGAACTTTCTAATATGGGAATCAATGAGGGAGACACCGTATGCTTCAAGCCGGAGAGTGAGTATGAGTTCCACGTGGAACAGGAGAAGCTGTACAGAATGTTCACTAGTCAAATCGCAATTAAACTATGATAAACATTATAGATAATTTTTTAGAAAGTGAAATCTACAATAGCGTTTACCAATCACTTAAGAGTAACGAGTTCTCTCATGTTGAAATAGGAGACAAGGATTTCTGGATTCAATATAGCAATAGCGAATTTGATGATCTTGTTATAAAAAAGATATCAGAAATTGAGGGGGTTGATAGGGAATGCATTGTAGGATTTTTTAGGGTTGCTACAGATAATCTTGATACAGATTGGAGAATACATTCTGACTCAAAGGTTGGAGATATTAGACCGACGAGAGCCCTTGTCTTGTATATATCTCCATCGACTATGAATGTACTACACGGTACTGCATTTTGGAAGCATAATAAATATGGATATCAGATGCCTCTATCAATTAGTGATGAAGAGACTGATGATATACTTCTTAATCAGTCAAATGTTATTGATAATTGGGAGCTTCATTCTGTTGTGGGGTATAGGGAAAATAGAGCGGTAATGTATCCATCAAATTATTTTCATAGCAAGTATCCAAATGTAGGATGGAAGGAGGGTAGGATGGTATATGTTATGTTCTATAAATAATTTAACTATGAGCTCAAAAGATATTAAATTACGTATCATAGATGCAGGCATGCAGGCTGTTGAGCAGTTGATCAAGGTGGCTAAGGAGGATATTATTAAGCCAGATCCGGATGACGAGCTGGCTGCCGACAGGTTGAAGAATGCTGCGGCTACTAAGAAGCTGGCTATATTCGACGCATTCGAGATCCTTAATAGGATAGAATCGGAGAAGGAGGCACTCGAGATGATGGACAAGGGAGTATCAAGAACAGATTCAAAACAAGGATTTGCTGAGAGAAGATCAAAATAACCTGTACACTGTAGTGAAGGATTACATCCCGCAAGGGATTGTGACTAGGAAGAATATGTCCAAGAGCTGGACATATGGGTACAATGAGAAATATGACGTTGTCATTATATCCAAGACTGGCCAGATCGGTGAGATCATTAATATCAATGGGCTCATCATAGCCCTCCCGTTACAGCCAAAAGAAGTTTACCAAAGGAGTCAGTCCAGGTCGGAGCAGTACTGGGAAAGGGAAGACCTGCCAAAGCAGCTCGGCAAGATATCATCCATATTTCAATGGCACAACATGCCAAGGGATTTCAAGGAAAGGTGGGTGGACTACATCGAGTCTGAGTTTGACAAGAGGGAGTATGGTTTCTGGTTTATGAATGCAGGCACGCCCACATATATTACAGGTTCTCATTATATGTACCTGCAATGGACGAGCATTGACGTAGGTTATCCGGATTACCGGGAAGCCAACAGGATATTCTACATATTCTGGGAAGCATGCAAGGCTGACCACCGGTGTTTCGGTATGATATACCTGAAGATTAGGCGTTCCGGATTCTCCTTCATGGGGTCATCCGAGTGCGTGAACATAGGCAGTATTGCCAAGAACTCGAGGCTTGGGATACTATCCAAGACTGGTGCTGATGCCAAGAAGATGTTCACTGACAAGGTAGTTCCCATAGCCAACCGGTTCCCATTCTTCTTCAAGCCTATACAGGATGGAATGGACAAGCCAAAAACCGAGCTGGCGTTTCGGGTGCCGGCATCAAAGATCACCAAGAAGAATATGTTCGATGTGGAGGAGGAGGAGATAGAGGGTCTGGATACGTCCATAGACTGGAAGAACACAGAAGAGAACTCCTATGATGGAGAGAAGTTAAAGCTTCTGATCCATGATGAGAGTGGTAAGTGGATTAAGCCGAACAATATCCTGAACAACTGGAGAGTAACCAAGACGTGTCTAAGGCTGGGTAGCAAGATAATAGGCAAGTGCATGATGGGATCAACTTCAAATGCCCTGAACAAGGGTGGAGAGAATTTCAAGCAGCTGTATGAGAACTCGAACGTAAGGACAAGGAACTCCAATGGCCAGACCAAGAGTGGCATGTATGCCCTATTCATACCCATGGAATGGAATATGGAGGGCTTTATAGACAGGCACGGCATGCCCGTATTCAGGACACCGTCTGATCCAGTAATAGGTGTTGATGGGGCTAAGATAAGGGTTGGGGCCATAGATTACTGGGAGAACGAGGTAGAGTCTCTCAAGAACGATCCAGATGCCCTGAATGAATTCTACAGGCAGTTCCCGAGAACAGAGTCTCATGCCTTCCGGGACGAGAGTAAATCATCTCTGTTCAACCTGACCAAGATATACCAGCAGATAGACTACAATGATTCCCAGATAATGGCCCACGAGATTACCAGGGGGAACTTCCATTGGAAAGATGGCATCAAGGATACCACGGTTATATTCAGCCCTGACACGAGGGGTAGGTTCCTTGTCAGCTGGACCCCATCTAAGAATCTGCAGAATAGAGTAGTAATGCGAAACGGTATTAAATACCCTGGCAATGAGCACATAGGGGCATTTGGCTGTGATCCATACGATATATCCGGTACGGTCGGAGGCGGTGGATCTAATGGCGCTTTGCATGGGCTGACGTGCTACCACATGGATGAGGCACCGGTTAACGAGTTTTTCCTGGAGTATATATCAAGGCCACAGACGGCGGAGATATTCTTTGAGGATGTACTTATGGCTATTGTGTTTTATGGAATGCCGTTATTGGCGGAGAATAATAAGCCAAGGCTTTTGTATCACCTGAAGAATAGGGGGTACCGCGGCTTTTCTATGAACCGACCGGATAAATCTTACAACCAGCTGTCAAAGACAGAGAGGGAGATAGGTGGTATACCCAACTCTTCCGAGGATATCAAGCAATCCCATGCTGCTGCCATTCAATCTTACATAGAAAAGTATGTTGGCTTGGATATGGAGGGTAAGTATAGGGATTCTGATCTTATGGGGACTATGCCATTTATACGAACGCTAGAAGATTGGGCGAGGTTTGATATAGAGGACAGGACCAAACATGATGCCTCGATAAGTTCCGGTTTAGCCATAATGGCGAACCAGCGTGGGCTGTATAAGCCAGAGAAAAAGCAAAGCAAAATAAGTATTAACTTTGCTAGGTACTCCAACAGAGGCAATATCAGCGAATTAATTAAGTAATGAAGGAAGTATCAATAAACATTATGACCACCGGCTTTCCGAGTCAGTTCGTATCTGACACCGAGAAGGCATCGGAGGAGTTCGGCCTTCAGGTTGGACAAGCTATACAATACGAGTGGTTTAGAAAGGACGGCAACCAGTGCCGATACTACAACCAATGGAGAGATTTTCACAAACTTAGACTCTATGCAAGAGGAGAGCAGTCTGTTGCGAAGTACAAGAATGAACTTGCAATAGACGGCGACCTATCATATCTTAATCTCGACTGGACACCAGTTCCCATCATACCCAAGTTTGTAGACATCGTTGTTAATGGGATGTCAGATAGGCTATTCAAGGTGAAGGCTTATGCGCAGGATGCAATGTCTCAGGCTAAGCGAAGCAAGTACCAGGACATGATAGAGTCTCAGATGGCAGCCAAAGATATATTGCTGACCATACAGGAGAATACAGGAGTAGATCCATTTACCATGGACCCTGAGGCTTTGCCTGCGGATGATGAGGAATTGTCACTTTATATGCAGCTCAATTACAAGCCGGCTATAGAAATAGCGGAGGAGCAGGCAATCAATACAATGCTTGATGAAAATAAGTATTGGGATTTAAGGAAGAGAATAGATTACGATCTTACAGTTCTTGGTATAGGGGTAGCTAAGCACGAGTTCCTGCCTGGAGCTGGAGTAAAGGTATCGTATGTAGATCCAGCCAATGTAGTGTATAGCTATACAGAAGATCCACATTTTAAGGATTGTTTCTATTGGGGAGAGATTAAGACCGTTCCAATTATAGAGTTAAAGAAGATAGACCCAACACTTACTAACGAAGATCTGGATAAGATATCTAAGTATAGTCAAAGCTGGTACAATTATTTCAATGTGGCGCAGTTCTATGAGAATAGTATATTCTATAAGGACACAGCCACAATAATGTATTTCAACTATAAGACAACCAAGACATTTACCTTTAAGAAAAAACTTCTTGATGGTGGTGGAGCGAGAGTTATAGAGAAAGACGAGACATTTAATCCTCCGGTAGAAATGATGGAGGAGGGTAATTTTGAGAAGATAACAAAGACTATAGATGTTTGGTATGAGGGAGTGATGGTGATGGGAACCAATATACTTCTCAAGTGGGAGCTTGCCAAGAATATGGTGCGCCCTAAATCCGCAACTCAACATGCCATACCAAATTACGTGGCCGTTGCCCCTAGAATGTACAAAGGCGTGATAGAATCCCTTGTAAGAAGGATGATTCCATTCGCCGATCTTATACAGATAACACACCTAAAGCTACAGCAGGTCATAGCTCGCACGGTACCAGATGGCGTATTCATTGATGCCGATGGTCTCAATGAGGTTGACCTTGGTACAGGAGCCGCCTACAATCCGGAGGATGCCCTCAGGCTTTACTTCCAAACAGGTAGCGTAATAGGCAGGAGCTATACCCAGGATGGTGAGTTCAATAATGCGAGAGTACCAATACAGGAATTGAATTCAAGTTCTGGAGCCCCGAAGACTCAGATGCTTATAGCCAACTATAACCACTATATGGACATGCTTCGATCTGTGACCGGTTTGAATGAAGCCAGGGACGGATCAATGCCTGACCCTAATTCGTTAGTTGGTGTTCAGAAGTTGGCAGCTCTTAATTCAAATACAGCCACAAGGCATATACTGGAGGGTAGCCTTTACATGTTCAGGACCATATCAGAGGGCTTATCATATAGAGTTGCAGACATATTGGAATATGCTGATTTCAGGGATGACTTCGCTAACAAGATAGGTAAGTACAATGTATCGATGCTTAATGACATTAAGGATCTTTACATTTATGACTTCGGTATTTTCATTGAGATTTCTCCGGACGAAGAGCAAAAGGCTCAGCTCGAGGCGAATATTCAGATGGCCCTGTCTAAGGGAGATATTAATCTTGAAGATGCAATAGATATCCGTGAGATCAAGAACATCAAGCTAGCCAATCAACTTCTCAAGGTCAAGCGTCAACGTAAGATGGAAAGAGAGGAGAAGATGGAGATGCAGAAGCAAGCCATGATGTCTCAGCAAAACATTCAGGTTCAAGAGATTACAGCTCAGACCAATATGCAGAAGATACAGCTTGAGACGCAATCTAAGATTCAGGTTATTGAGGCTGAGATGCAGATGTCTGTACAAAGAATGCAAGCTGAAGCTGAACTCAAGTCTAATCTGATGAGGCAAGAATTTGAGTACAATATGCAGCTTGGCGGTCTTAAGGAATCTGTCATATCTCAAAGAGACAAGGAGAAGGAGAAGGCAAAGGCTTCTAGGATAAGCCAGCAGAATACTCAGCAATCTCAATTAATAAACCAAAGGAAAAATAACCTACCCCCTCAGACATTCGAGTCGAATGAAGATAGTCTTGATGGGTTTAGTCTTGAGGAGTTTGCTCCAAGATAATATATGATTATTTTTTTTAACTTTGTAAAAATTTAATTCAATGGAAATCAAGGTAAGAGCATTAGATGCGACTGAACCAAAGTCTGTTCAGGAGGTTGAGAAAGAGCTTCTAGAGAAGCATGAGGAAAAGCAAAATGAACCCGAGCCGCAGCCAGAACCTGAGCCGCAGCCGGAACCTGAAGATGACTTGAGTGAAGAAAAAGTTCTTTCATATATAGGAAAGAGGTATGGCAAGGAAATAAAATCCC